AGAAAGACGACATAAGTTTATTATCAATGAAGAGTTACCAGAAGGACCAGATAATGAGTTTGAAATAGTCTGGGAAGAAGATCATATTTTGTCTTATAAATATCCTAGAATGTTTGCCCTTAAAAGACCTACATGGGAAGTAAATCCTACTAGAAAGATTGATGATTTTAAGATTGCATTTTTAACAGACCTAGGGGATGCAATGATGCGTTTTCTTTGTACCCCCACCTATTCATCTGATGCATTTTTCAAACAAAAAGAAAAACTTGAAAAATGTATGACACTTAGAAATCCTATAGATTCTCACAGGAGATTTGACTTGTCTTTTAAGCCAGATCCTGATAAGATATATTATATTCATGCAGACCTTGCACAAAAGCATGACAAGTGTGCAGTAGCAATTGCACATGTTGAACGATGGGTGAACATACAAGTAATAAAAGATTACGAACAGGTTGCACCTATAGTTGTTGTTGATGCCGTTGCTTGGTGGGAGCCAAAAGTGGAAGGTCCAGTAGATCTTTCTGAGGTAAAAAAGTGGATTATAAATCTTCGTAGAGAAGGTTTTAATATTGGTATGGTTACATTTGACCGTTGGCAATCCTTTGATATTCAACAGGAATTAAAAGCGGTAGGAATGAGAACTGATACCGTTTCAGTAGCCAAGAAACATTATGAGGATTTGGCTATGATGGTTTATGAAGAGAGAATCGCAATGCCTATGATTCCTTTGCTTCTTGAGGAGATGAGTGAGCTTAAGATTATGAAAAATAATCGTGTTGACCATCCCCGCAAGAAGTCAAAGGACTTAGCAGATGCCGTTTGTGGGGCGGTATTTGGGGCAATATCACATACAAGTAGGGACTCTAATCTAGAGATTGAGGTCCATACATGGAGTTCTGCCACACGACTTGCAGAAAAGCAAAGCAGTATGGTAGAATTGGAAACTAGGGATACACCTGACGATGTTAGGGATTACCTAGATGAATACAAACTAATATAAATACAAGGAGAAAAATGAATTCATTAAAGAAGATTGCTCTTGTCTTGGCTGCAGCCATCATGGGCACACTAGTAAATGTTCCTGTAGCTTCTGCTGCGCCTATGTCCGTTGCTTTGACAGTAAATGGATCTGCGCCTGCAACTGCTGGAACTTCAACAACAACTGCTGTAGAACTTCCAGTTCCAGCAGATAACTCAGTAGATGCTGCTGATGCTCTTAGATTCGTAGTTACTGTTGATACAGGAACTGCTGTAACAGCATCTGCAACAAATGCAACTATTATTCTTGCAACTGCAACTGCTGCTGCTCCAGTAACTGCTTCAAGCGGTTCTGCTAGCACATCAATTGCAACAGGAACTGGTACAACTGCAACATTTTTTGTTTATACAAAGACTACAGCAGTAGGTACTGTTTCTATTACAAACCAAGGTGAGACCAAGGTTTATTATGTACAAGGCGCTGTAGGGAAGATTAATACACTTTCCGTTGCTGGTGCTGAAGTTGGATCAACTGGTTCACAGGTAACTCTTACAGTTACTGCAACAGATGTATTCGGAAATAAGGTTTCTGGAAAGTCTATTACTGCTGTAGTTGCTAATGGTACTCTTGATACAACAACTGCTACAACTGGAGTAAGCCTAACAGACTTTGGTACTCGTGACTTTAAAGTTACACTTCCAACCACTGGTTCGTCTGCTGTAATTTTCTCAGTAACAAACTCATCGGATCTTGCAACTGCTGTAACTGGTTTCAATACAGTTACATCTTCTGTTGCTAGAACAATTGCAGTTCGTGATCTTGCTGCAGAACTTGCTGCTGCACAGGCTGCACTTGCTACTGAAAAGGCTGGACGTGCTGCTGATAAGGTTGCTGCTGATGCAGCCCTTGCTGCTGCTAAAGTAACTGCTGATGCTGCTGCTTTGACTGCTGCTGCAGAATTGGCAAAGGCTAAGGCTGATGCTGTAACTGCTGCTGCTAAGGCAGTAACAGATGCTGCTGCTGCTAAGGCTGCTGCTGATAAGGCACTTGCTGATACAGTTGCTGCTAAGGATGCAGAGATTGCTAAGTTGAAAGCAGATAATGCTGCTGCACTTGCTGCAATTAAGAAGTCATTTAACGATCTTGCAAAGAAGTGGAATGCAAAAAATCCAAAGGCAAAGGTCGCACTAGTTAAGTAATTAACTATTAAAAATTGGGGCGCAGAGCAATCTGCGCCCTTTTTTTATCATGATATAATATCACTATCTATATAGTTAAATAGGAGTATCAAATAGGCAAATTCCTTCGCATAATTGCAGTGGCGGGAATGTTGTTTATGAGCTTAGGTTTTCCAGAAAATGCTTATGCTACCTGTGTCAACTATCTTCAATCTCAAACTATAGCAGCAGCATATGAAGGCGATGCACAGCCAACAGTGCATACAATGGAAACATGCTCTGGTGACGATATTTCTTATCAGATTCCCATTGCAACTACTGTTACTTTTGACGGGGTAGAGTATTCAAATATTTATGCAACAACTAATTCTGTAATTACCTTTGGTCAAGCAGATGGAACTTATTGGACTTATCCAAACACTCCGTCTATTTCAATTGAATCTCGTGACTGGTGGGCTTTACCACAACAGATGCCAGACACTCACTTCATTATTCGCACAAGTGAAGGCGGATTCCAAGTAGACGGTGCTTATCGACCATTTGGAACAATGTCTGGACAAGTAACTCAAATTGTT